GAAGACACTCCTGTGTTTAGTTTTGTTTTTACTTTAAAAGTATTTGCCATTTATTACCTCACCCAAGGGCAACTGACATAGCGACTGCATCTGCTAATGCTTCTGCCGCTACAGTTGTGCTGTCCTTTATTTCTTGTATATTACCCGATGAATCTTCAAAGAATAATTTTTTATCTACAGTGTTAATAGCTAATTCGCCAGCAACTAAATCGCTTGCACTTGGAGATCCAGTTCCGTTAGTTTTCTTTTTTAAAATAACAGTATTAGCCATTAATAGGTTCCACCATCAACTGTTGCTCCGTCTAGACTAGCACATTTAATACCTGCTAAAGCGTATGTACCATCTGAAGTATCTACAGTACCAGTTGGTTCAGTTCCTGATCCTTTAAAGAAAGTCCATGTATCTGAATTGTCTTGATCTGAAAAAATACCTTTATATTTTGTTCCACTTGCAACGTACTTACCAAAGAATCCAATATCTACTGAGTTAGCTGAGTTATCTTTAGCCATCATAATATTAACATCGCCTAATTCAACTTGTTGTGAATTTGCAGTAGTCATTGTTCCGTTTACAGTTAAATTACCACTAACTGTTACATTATTAGGTAAACCTACAGTTACTTTATTTGTACCCATAGTTGTTTCAATTTCATTACTAGTACCTTCTATGGTAAAAGTAGTTCCAAGAGCCATTGCTTGGTTACTTCCTGAGTCCCCAGCAAATGTAGTGCTTGCATTTGCAAGTTTAGCATTTGTTACTTGTGAATTTGCAATATGAGCTGTATCAATAGATCCATCAGCAATTTGAGCAGAGTCTATTGCGTCATCAGCAACTTTTGCATTTGTAACTGCATCGTTAGCTATAGTCATTTGACCTGCAGCGTTTAATGTGGCATCACCACTTAATGCTTTATTGTCCCAACTATTAGTTCCGTCATATATTGCTACATGACCTGCTTGTGGTGAGTTAATAACTGTATCTGTTAACTCTGAAAACGCATCAGCAGTTGCAACTTGTGCATCTACATATGCTTTTATACTTTGTTGAGTAGCAAGTTTTAACGCACTGTCACTTGCCATGTTGTCTTCGTCTAAAATAGGTGCGCCTACCCAGTTTGCGGTTGATGCTCCTGTTGCTATATAGAACCTAGCATCGTTTGTTTTAAAAAGAGGCTCACCAGCATTCATATTGCTACTTGGTACTGAAGTACCTCTTCTAAATTGAATAGTATTAGCCATTAGTATGAGCCTCCATCTATTGTTTTGTTATCGAATGAGGAAGTTCCGTCATTTGTAGGTATATCGCTACCACCAGAACCTCCAACTGTCTTATTATCTAATTGATTGATTTCAGCAGCAGAAGCCGTAACAAGCGTATTCTGGAGCTTTAATCCTTTATTGGTCCCATTATGGGTTGAAACGTTAATATTGTCTGTACCGACCTTTATAGCCGCTTCAGTGCCATCTCCATCAAGCAATGCTGACTCTGAGCTACTAAGACCTCCATCAACGTGCGTTAATTGTTTGTATGTATTTTGAATTGTTTGTCCTACTAAAGTGCTTGGCATAATTTCCTCATCTTATAGAATATGGAGCTTTATCCATTAATCTTCTCATACCGCCAAATCTATTTTTTTGATATTGGAAAACTAATCTTTTAAACTCGTTCATATGAAATTGTCTTTTATCGTAATTCTGTTCATTTTCTGCAAACTTTGCTCTTATGTATTCAACAACAGCTATACAAAGTTCTTCCGATAGATCTATAACATCTGTTTCATCATCAGGAACTGTAGGCATAGCTGAATATTCAAGCATTAATCCATTTGTTATAGCTGAATTTGGACTTTTGTATATACTGTCTTCTGTGTCTTTTTGGACTAATGCAATATTTGCACCACGAAGATAATATTTATAATCAACAGCCATTATTTCTTTTTACGCCTAGAAGTTTTTTTTGTTTTTTTCTTCTTAGGTCTTCCTCTTTTTGAACCATAAGTTCCTTTTCCACTTGGCATTTCTTCTTACCTTTCTATGTTAAGTCGGGATCGACATTGCTAGTTTCAAGTATACGATCTATTTTTACATACTCTGCGTTATCAGTATCATAAATCATAACATCTTTTAATGAAATAAAATTATCAGGAAACGAATAGTATCTTTGATCTTTTACAATATTTGCTTTAGAAGCAACTACATTGTCTTCAATCATCATGTTTATTTCACGCATAGCATCTTTTAAATAAGCAATAGCATAGCCTTGATTACTAGTGCCTGCTCTTTCCATTAATTCTTTTAAAGTCATTCTACTCCCCAGTTAAATTCTAATTGTCCCCACATTTTATCATCACCCCATAACAAGTAAGCAAAATGCTGCCATGTTAAATCTGCAGGTGTAGTTGTTGTTGTGTAATTTGTGTTTGGTCCAGTACTAGTAGTCTCATAAGAAGTATTTGGATCTACTTGTGACGTTGTAGACCAAGAAGTATTAGGAGTCGTATTTGTATTGTTCCAACTCATTTTAATCTATAACCGCATATTCTACAGCTATTGTTTCAGCCCCAGAAGAAATAAGACCAAATCCCATTCCACTACCTAAAGCAGGAACTTTTGGTAAAGCAATTGCTCCACCTGGACTTATTCTGCAAAATTCTTTAAAGTTTCCATCTGTATATTCTAATTTTACAATTAAATCAATACTTGCAGTAGAAGCTGCACCTAAAGTAGTAGCATCTGAAAATTGATACCCAGTGTGCTTAATAAATAACATATCACACGCATCGTTAGATGCAATTACTAATTCAGATCCACCAGAAACAGGACAATTACCGTAAGCAACTGCTCCTGCAGTAAATCCTGTCACAGATATATCTGTTGCTCCTGTAGCCACTGAATCATTACCACCTAGTGTTTTATTAACGTCTGCTTCAATTACGTCTTGCGCAGCATATTTTCCTGCAACTCCATCAATTGTTCTTACTGGGGTTACACTAACTGCGTACTCTACTCTGTTCGCCATCTTGTTGTCTCCTAATTATAAATGGTTCAAAACCTTTTTCATATTGTTGTGCAACCATTGCATATTGTTTTTCATACCATTGATATTCTATTTGCACTTTTTGCATATTAGCATTGAACTCAGCTATAAATGTCTGCGCTCTAGCTTGATAATCTTGCAAAGCTGACCCAAACCTTTGTAATTCAACATTATTTTTTGCAGCATCAAATTGTAATTTTGCACCTAGCTCACCTGCTTCAGTTTGAGTTAAAGCAGTTTGTCTAGCTACATCAGCTGAATGCTTTTGTATTACTGAACCAACTTTTGCCTGGTATGAGTTTAAATTTTCTTGTACATCAGCCTGCCATTTAGCAAACTTATAGTTTAAATTTTCTAAAGTCCATTCTTGGACCACTTGATTAAGCTGGGCTTGATATTTTTGCATTTGAGTAGCATATCTTTGTAATTCAGCACTATACTCTGAATTATCCTTTTCTAACCCTTTAGCTTTATTTTGTATATCAGCATTTGTTGACAAGCTCATTTCTTGGATTCTTTTTTGCACTTCTTTATCAAATTCATTTATGTGCTTTTGAAAATCAACTTGATATTTTGCATTTTCCTCATTAAATGCATTTAAGCTATCTTGAATTTTAGCTGTAAACTCAGAAACTTTTTGCGTTTCTTCTGATAACTTAGATTGCGCAAGCTCAATATCTTCGTCTGTTTCTATTAAAGAAGTTATCTTTGCAAAATCCAGCTCTTTCATAACTGGTGGCTGATATACAGGAGCTGCAGAATTAAAGTTTGGAGCATATACATCTTCCCAAGTCCCTTTTAGTGACGCATCTAGATAAACAAAAGAAGGTGCGTTTGGTGGAGTCGGTATTGCATCTATATTACTATTCGCACTAGAAAGATCTAATGCATCAATTGATGGGTCAGCTACTGAGACATATTCGGGGAGAGTTACGCCGTCAACTGCAGTTACACTAGTCATACCGTCATTTGCAACTCCAAAAGATAACGTAGGTTGAGGAGGTGTAGAAGGTAAAGAGAGAACCAGTCCCGACAATCCCGTGTAGCCGACCATCTTTTCTTGTAAAGCTTTCATAGCTGCATAATTAACTACAATAGGTATTAGACTAGTAGGAAAATTATTTATCGTACTACTATTTAAATTAGCTAATGTAGTATAATCAACAGCACTATAATTAAAACTACCAGTTGGTAAAATATATAATTTTTGATCTAAAATATAATATTGGGGATAATCTGCTGTGGCTTTCTGCAAAGAAGTAGCTTCAGCAGCTACAAATCTTTTGTTTGCAGGTATTTCTGTGGCAGATTTGCTGCCTTTCCTAACATTTAACACATGTTGTCTTTCAGTTATAGTTGCACCGCTTGATGTACCAGAAAGCTCTTGTGAAAATAGGTGACCAGAATTAGGATCAATAGATAAAATTCTATTAATAACAATTCTTATTCCATCATTAACCCATTGCAATTCATTCGTAGATGTGCCTGCTAATGCTCGGACTTGTGTTTGTAAAGTTGCCATATATTATCCTTGTGGTTTAAGAAGACGAGGCGAGGAGTGCTTTTTCATGCGTGCCTGCCCCGTCTTCAAAATTAAACCGTTTTACTTCCAGATAGCGTGTGCTTCAGGCATAACTATTTCCATACCACCTTCGGTTTGGATCAAGTCAATACGTCTGTCAACACCCGTGTTCTCTAGACTTTGAACGCCAACATAAACCGCTGTATCACGATTAACGCCGTTACCGACCAATGGTCGCCAAGCAACGTGCTTTAAGTTGACAGCCAAAATTCTGACTGGAGAACCGTCTAAATGAATATTGCGAACAACATTCATATCACCATATGGAGTTGTGATAGTTGTAACTGGAATACCAAATAGGTTTTTTCTACCAGAAACTGCGAAGTCAAATCGGAATTGATCACTGATTGAAACATCGTTTTTCTGGAATCCACCTAATTTGTGTAACCAGTTATAAGTTGCAGTATCACACATGAACATAGTAGCATTAGAGCTATTATATCGTGGATCCATGAAATCACTCATATTATCCAAGAAATCATCTGATGTAGTTCCACCTGATGAACTAAGGTTAATAGAGAACAAGTTTCCACTTGATAATACATAGTCTACAATACCAGCTGTATATCGAACACCATCTGAATCCTTCTGTTTAGAAGAAAAAAGGATATCTGTTTCAATATCATATTTGTGTTCAATAAGCTTGTTCTTCCAAACACGTGCCCATTCGTCACGAGCTAATTTTAACTCAGTTGCACGAGCTGTGTTTGTCATTTGCATGGTTGTTTTCCAGATTTGAGTATAACCTACTACATCTTTGTAAGGTGTATCTTTAAAGGTATCTGGGAAACTAGAACCTTCAGCATGAGCTGAACCAACTACATAGCATTTATCTGCTTCTTTATAAGTAGTTGCATCAACTCCATCAAAGGTAGTACCAGTATGCTCATACACTGCATTAGGAAGTGTGAAATAATCATGTGCAGATACTTGAGCTGCAGAAATTCCACGAACAACTTTACACTTAGCATAAACTGCTTGTGCATCAGCGCCAGTAGCAGGATCAGCAATTGCCGTAATCTTAACCATAATATAATCATCGGTAAAAGTTGCAGGAACTGTTTCGTCTTGCCCTGAACCAGCATTAGCTACTTTGATTAAACGAACTGGAATCTTAACCATCTGATTTACAAGAAAAAAGATAGGTTTTGTTCCACTTGCGCCAACTGCTGTACCAGTTTGTCCTAAAATATTTTGGACATTACCAGCAGATAAATAGTCAGTTTCAAACTTAACATTCATCTCGTCATCTAATTGCAAGTCTCCGCCTGCAAAAGAATAGTCAACGTATTCGTTATCATTATCGCCAGAGCCAATTACTCCGCCGTTTAGATCCATAGCTACAGCATAAGCATAACGCTTGTGCCACATAGATCTTTGTTCCAGAGTTTTAAATTCTGGATCTGTTGTTGCTTTTTTAGCAACTTTGCTCAATACCCTAAAAAATGGAGTTTGATCAGGTGCTAATTCTGAAACTCTTTCAGAAAAATCATACCGTCTCCTTAAATCACCAGTATTAAAGGAGGACTCCACTTGAGTCTGAGCATGTGTTGATAGCTTCAAAGGATTGTCTGCCATCATAGCCTCACTTTCTTAATTAAGAGGAGGCACTTTATCCAAATATGTTATCTAAACCAGAATCTACAGTTTTCAAAGCATCAAAGACTGCGTCATCGTGCTTTACTTCTGCTTTTTCTGTGTTTTTATTTGATACGCTAGTTGGCATCTCTCTGACAGATTTCATCTGCTTAAGCATGTCTTCTTTTGTACCTTTAACCACATTTTGATCTCTCTTATCTTTATTTTTCAGATAATAAATATCTTCCATAGATGTCTTATGGCTATTAGCCCAATTCATCATATCTTGATAGTCACTATCACTCATCCCCATTCTCTCTTTAAACTCTGCGGCTTCTCGTACTCTTTGTTCTTTAAGAGTTTCTTCCTGTCTAAAAGAACGTTCACGCTGTAGCTGATTATTGACACGCTGATCTACGGTGCTAGAAATCGTATGCTCTAAAGCTTTTGCGCTTTGAGAGTTTGGATTAGTAACAGCGTCTTCTAGATCAAATACGAAATCGTCAGGAAGATTTAGTGCTTGTTTTACGTCTTTTGGCTCATTGCCATTTTTAACGTAATCCTCTATTGCATTTATCATTCCCGTGTCTTCTTTTAATCGCTCGATTAAGGGTTGATATTGAGAAACTTCATCTAACTGCGATTTTAATCGCTGTGCTTCAGATGAAGAATCTTTATATCTCTTCTCCCAATCATGCTGGTGATCGTCTGGCTGTGTGTTGACAACTGGGTCAGCTTCTGGCTGAGTTACCTGCTCTTCAACATTTTCGACTGTATCGTCATCAAGAATCATCCCGTTCACCTCACGGTCTAATGATTCGAAAAAATCTCCAGAGTCTTCAAGACCCGCGTCTTCTAAGCTTAAATCAACATCTGGATTTAATTCTTCGACTGGACCATCAGAGTTTGCTGGTTTATTTTGTTCCATTATCGCTCCTTGATTGTTTATCTTTTTTAAGCTCTACTTGAGCTTCTTGTTTCTGTAATTTAGCATCGGCTTCTTGTCTGTCGGCGGTTAGAGCCATTTTACCCTGCGCCTTAACAGCACCTTTGCGTAGTTCAGTTTCTACTGAACGTATTTTATCTTTGATACCTGCTTGAACTAACTGACGTTCAAGAGTTTCAATTGTACCATCTTTGTCTTGGACTTGTTCTTCCAAAGACTGAACAGCTTGTTGGAGTTGTTGATATAAACTCTTACGTTGTGCAATTGCAGTTTTATCTTTAATATCAGTTTCTGCAAGCACGGCAAGATCATCAACTACTCCTAATTTCATTAATTCTTTTAATTCTGCTAAATAAGCCCATCTATTTACAGGCAATGTACTACCAGCTACAATTCTTACGTCAAATTTAGCTGATCCATAATCATTCCATTTTCCAACAGCTTCTCCCATGTCATTAAAAATAGGTACATTTATTTCAACTTCTTTTTCTTCCTGCAAAGCACTTGGTTGTACAATTCTAAACACTTTGTGTGCTTGATACACAGCTTGTGAATACTGTTTTACAACTTCACCAACCTGTTTTAACGCTGGTTCTATACTGCTTTTTAACCATTGCTTTACTCTTCTAGTACCATATTCATCTAACGCCAACATACCTCTGTATGTTTCATTTGCCTGTTGTCCGTCTCCTTGTGCTGTTGAATATATACCTGCAAGATATTCCATATCTGATTTACCTTGCTGAGTTATTGTATAAAATGCATTGTTTAATGCAGCAGGTTGAACTTCTTTTGGTTGGTCAAAACCTGTATTAACTGGTAATAATGCCCCTGGAGCAGTTGCATTTTTTTCCCAATAGTCTGTATCAATAGATCCTTCAAAGTACATCCATCTAAGGGATGATCCCAATGACGCGTTATGAATCATAAGTTGGTGCGCCTTATTAATCTCACGCTGTTTCCCTACTAAAGGACTCACAGCGCTCATTGGATAAGGTGTTCCTGACCATTTATAAGTAAATGGTATTAGTGGATAATGCTCTATAGGCAAATCTGCTTCATATAGTGTAACATCTCCTGCTACGCAACTTTGTTTAATTGCGGGTTTATAAAATTCTACAACATCTACGACAGTGTCAGTAAATGATTTATCTTCCATCAATACTTTATATTCTTTAGCACTGACTACATTATTTTGAACAATACTAGCAGCTTTTTGTGCTTCAGCCATTAATTGCTGTTGAGCAGATGCTAATTGTTCTTGATTCATCTTTGCTTGCTTTTCCATCTCTAACGCCATTCTATCGGGCAACATTTCCCCAGCATCAACAGCTTGCGCCATTTGATTCTGCATTTCCTGCATCTCTACTGCCATTTCTTTCTGCATTTCTTCGATCTGAACTGCAACATTTTGCTGTATTCTTTGCATTTCTTCTTGAGATGGGATTACTTGATAAAAGACATTATAATACTTTACTTGTTCTTTTTCGTATAACTCAAACAATTCAATTAATTCATCGACACCACCTTCTTTATCATAACCTTCTGTAATATCATTAAATTGTATATCACCTGTATCAGTTGCTCCTTTGGATTGTCCTGTAACTTCTCCAAAATTTGCAGAGGCTCTTTTTATTTTAGAAGCGTGTTGTGGAAAGGTTTTTAATAATTGTGTTCGTGTAAATACTTTTCTTATCATTACATGAGATGCATCTCTAAATAGAGGATCTCTAGATTTTGGATCTACAAATATATCAAATGGTTCTGGTTGTTGTATTACAACTTCACCCATACCATTGTCAGCATTTGGATCAATAGTAACTAAAAGATAACCAACACTTTTTGTTACAGCATCGTTTACAACATTTGAGTAAAGCGATTGACCGTCAGAATTATTCCATATGTAATCAGCAATATCAGAAAAAACAGCAGCAATACCTGAATCACTACCTTCAACACCAATAGCTTGCCATCTTGGATTGGAAGCCGTAGCATAATAATTAAGCATTTCAACAACAGGTATAACCCTATTAATTGTAAATGTCGGCATACCAGTTTCTTCAAGAGCCTCTTTTTCCTTTGCTGATAATTGATTATCTAAATAAAAATCATATCCTTGCTGATTAGTTGCTTCCCATTTCTCTCTAAATGAGTTATTTAAAGAGTCATAAAGGCTTTTTACTCTGTCAGCGGTTTTATCTTTTCTTTTTGCCATAGATACCTAAGCTATAACCCAATTCTTGGGCGATTTTTGTTTACGAAAATGCGTTCCGTCTTTGCGGACAGCTATATTTTGGGGCGGGTGAGCATATTTAACTGCATATGCAAGCGCATCGATAGTATCATCATGCGCCATTCTAGGTCCGAATGTAACTATTTCATGTTGTAAATCATAGTGACTTTTTTTTATTTTTACAGAACCTATTGTCATTCGCTGTGCAAGCACTCCTTGTATTCTATCTAATTTACTCTGTCTTGTTCCAGGTTTTTCTTCTTTCCATCTAACTGAAAAATCATTTCTTCTTCTTGATTCTGCCATTAAAGCTTGAAATAAAGGTCTACTCATTGTTGTATCTTCAACCACATATAATGATGGTTTATAAATTTGTGCTAAATTATACATCTTATCAACAATGCCGTCCCTACCCTCTCCAGGTATACCCAAAACAGGTAACCCACGTTCTCTAATGTAGTCAAGAACATATATATTATTATTTTCATCAACACCAATCACCATTATAACAGAAAAATCTGAATCCCTTCTAATAGAATCTGTTGCAGGATCTACTCCAGCAAATACATTAATAGGGATAGCTTCTCCATCAATTACTACACAACTTAATTGAGTTGCGTCATCAAATACATAGTTTCCTTTATCATCTTTTTTATAAACGCTAAAAACTTCTTTTTCAATTGCAGATTTAACCTTCTCGTTACTCTCCATGCTAGCCTTAGCTCTTTTTAAATTTAGCTCATTAGCAAACTGCATTTCAATACGAAGTTTGTTTTGCTCGTTAGCCTTAGCATGTTCTTCAGCTCTTTGTTTACCTTC